AAATGCTTGAGAAGGCAAAACAACGGGAAGCAGAGAATGATATTTCTGTCAATATGGATGGTGGTGTTGGTGGATCCTGGCAAGTTCATGAACCTGTTGATGAGATGAAGTCTGAAACTTACCAGGCACTGGAAGAGAATCAACAGAATCTTGTGGATCAAGATGCTAGAGAATATCTGTATCTTAATATTCCTCAACTTGATTTGGAACAGACAATTATTCCCTTTAAAAAGGTGTTTGCAAGTTTTACTGAATATGTGAATCGAGATGATCTTAATTTTCGTGAAGCAACATTTGAATTCACCCAGAAGTATCGTGAATATAAAAGGGAAAGTATTAAATCTGTTAACTATTTGGTAAAGGAGTTTGAATGTAAAAAAGCAGCAGATCAGTATGCTCGTGCATCAACTTCTCGCACAGGAGTTCTTGATACCTCTAGACTTCATAGTTATAAGTTGAGTGATGATGTGTTCAAGAAAGTGACCACTACTCCTGATGGCAAGAATCATGGTCTTGTGTTCTATCTTGACTGGTCTGGGTCAATGTCAAATTGTATGATTTCTACGATTAAGCAACTGTATGATTTGATCTGGTTCTGTAAGAAAGTATCTATTCCTTTTCGTGTATATGCATTCTCAGATTCATGTGCTAATGAACGTGCTTTCCCTGGTATTCCTTCTGAAAACAAACAAAGTGATTTGCATATTGACGATAACTTCCGTTTGTTTGAATTCTTTTCATCTAAGATGAATGCACAAACTCTCGATAGTATGATGGCATACTTGTATATTAATTGTGAAGGTTTTCGTAGGGTTCATGATTACAATCAGGATTTCCAACTTTCGGGAACTCCTTTGGTAGAAACTATCGTCTCTACTCCTCAGGTTGTCGAAAAATTTAAAAGTGAGGAGAAGGTCGAAAAAGTTAATGTGATTTATCTCACCGATGGTGAAGCAGCGAATCCTATGTATAATGTTCACATTTCCGCCTTGGGTAAGGTTTATTCTCAACCCATGTTTTATTACACGCACACTCCTGTTCTTCGTGATCCTAAATCTCGTTATTCTCGTCAATTATGTAGTGATATCAGTCATACAAATCAGTTTGTAGATTTTATTTCTAATATTGTTAACTACAATTTTCTTGGATTCCGTCTGTGCGGTAAATCGGAGATTCGTAAGATTTGTAGAGACTATGAAATTAATACAGTTCAGTTTGAGAAGCAATGGGAAAAAACAAAATGTGCTGCAATTCCTAACTGCGGATTCAAAGAATTGTATCTTCTTCCTCTCCCCAAAAATCAACTTATATATAAGTATTGGACTCCTGGTTCAGAAGAAGTTGATGATCTTGCAGTAGAAAATCCTTCATCTAAGGCACAATTGACTAGTGCATTTAAAAAACATATGAATGGTAAAATGGTTAATAAGACAATCTTATCAAAATTTGCAGGTCAAATTGCTTGACCTGCAGGGGCATATGCCCTATACTACTTAAGTATTCAACAGACACCCATCCATGATCTCCGTGCACGATCTTCTCATCTCATCTCTGGTTCAACGCTTCGGTCCTACCGTAACTTCAGAATCACTCAAAGTATATTCTGCTGAGGTGGGTATGCATTATCAGACGATTGCAAACAAACTGAAGAACTATAAAATTGGTCGGGGACTTTGGAACCTGGAACAGGAGGTAGAGAAACTGGAACAAATTTATACTCATGCTGCAGTTGTTCCCGATCAGGAACAAGTGTCCTTTATTCCCCAGAAAGATCCTAGTTTTGTCCCGTTCGGGAATTTCTCTGATCTGAAGAAGGTTATTCAGTCCAAACGATTTTATCCTGTGTTTATCACTGGCATGTCTGGTAATGGCAAGACGGTGAGCGTAGAACAGGCATGTGCTCAACTTAAGCGTGAACTTATTCGTGTAAACATTACTATTGAAACTGATGAAGATGACCTTATTGGCGGTTTCCGCCTTGTTGATGGTGCCACTGTTTGGCACAATGGTCCAGTTATTGAAGCCCTCGAACGAGGGGCGATCTTGCTACTTGACGAGGTTGACCTCGCCTCCAACAAAATCCTTTGTCTACAATCCGTGCTAGAAGGTAAAGGTATTTTCTTGAAGAAGATTGGCAAGTATGTCCGTCCTGCTAACGGTTTCAGTGTGGTTGCTACTGCTAATACTAAAGGAAAGGGATCTGATGACGGAAGGTTCATCGGTACGAATGTACTTAATGAAGCATTTCTTGAACGTTTCCCAATTACTTTTGAGCAAGAGTATCCCACAGAGAAGACTGAGGTGAAGATTGTCTCTGCTGCAATGGATGATAAAGATCCTGACTTTGCTGAGAAACTTGTACGTTGGGCACAAGTGATTCGCAAGACCTTCTATGATGGTGGTGTGGATGAAATTATTAGCACCCGTCGTCTAGTTCATATTGCCCAAGCATACAAGATCTTTGGCAAACGTGATAAAGCAATTGAGGTATGTGTGAATCGTTTTGATACGGATACCAAACAATCTTTCTTGGAACTTTATTCCAAGATTGATGCTAATGTGAATCCTGATGACGACGATAACGAATCTCCAGAAGAGATGGTTCGTCGTCATGCTCGTGAATCATATCAGGGTTGACTTATTGCTCCCTTTTTGTTATACTATAGGGGAGTTAATCCTCCCCTTCACTTTGGAGAACCTTAATTATGCAGTGGAAGTACACTGAGGATAAAATCCTCAAGGATATTGAAGACTATGTTGTGAGTACTTATGGTAGTCATTACTGTGGTCATAATGATGCCTATCGAGAGATTCAAACTATTGATTTGATGGCAGCAAAAGATTTGGCAGCAGACTTCTGTCAAGCAAACATCTTGAAATATGGCAGTCGTTATGGAGATAAAGACGGTCGCAACAAACGCGACTTGCTAAAAGTGATTCACTATGCTATGCTACTGCTTCACTTTGATAAACATTATAGTCGCATGGAAAACGGTCTTTCGGAGTTCAAAACGGTATGAGTATCTCGGTTAGCAATACTACTATTGACGCATTGAAAAATTTTCTTTCGATTAATAAGTCAATCAACATCAAACCTGGTAATGTTCTGTCTACTCTTTCTATAAACAAGAACATCATGGCACGGTTTCAAATTGAAGAGGAATTTCCTAAACAAGTTCCTATCTATGATCTTTCTGTTTTTATTGGTGCCCTTAGTTTGTGCCAAAATCCAGAACTTGATTTTACCAATGAAACTTGCCTAGTGATTAAAGATTCTGGTACTAGGTCAAAGAGTAAAATCTATTATTCAGATCCTGATCTAATTATCAGTGCTCCTGATAAAGAACTTGAAGTTGCTTCTCCTGATGTGCAGTTTGAACTCTCTTGGGAAAATTTGTCTCGTTTACAACGTGCGTCAGCAACTTATGGTGTTCAAGATCTTTGTCTGTTTGGCATTGATGGAGCAATGAATATTTGTGTCACAGACAAGAAGAATGATACCTCCAATGTATATTCTGTCGAACTTGGAGCTACCACTAAAGAGTTTTGCTATTGTTTTAAGATGGAGAATCTTAAACTGATGCAGAATCAAACTTATAACGTGTCAATTCACTCTGGCAAAGTTGCTCTATTCAGATCAACTAGTTGCAATTTGAAGTATTGGATTGCTCTTGAACCTAACACAACAAAGTAATATATGAAAGACCACTTCCTTTGGGTGGAAAAGTATCGACCTCGCAAAGTGGACGAATGTATTCTACCTTTAAATATCAAACAAACTTTTACCGAGTTTATTGAGAAGGGAGAAATACCTAATCTTCTTCTTTCTGGACCTCCTGGTATTGGTAAAACCACTGTAGCAAAAGCAATTTGTGAACAATTAGGAGTAGATTATTATGTCATCAATGGATCTGATGAAGGACGATTTTTGGACACGGTACGGAACCAGGCAAAGAACTTTGCTTCGACCGTATCACTTCAAGCAACTGGTAAACACAAAGTCATCATTATTGACGAAGCTGATAACACAACCAACGATGTACAACTCCTTTTACGGGCAAATATTGAGGCGTTTTATAGCAACTGCAGGTTCATCTTCACAGCAAACTTCAAAAACAAAATCATTGAACCTCTCCATTCCCGATGCTCAGTCATTGACTTCAGTATTCCAGGAAAGGAAAAACAATCAATCGCAGCAGAGTTCTTCCACCGTGTCAGGACTGTACTTACGCAGGAGAATATCGAATACGATCCAAAGATTGTTGCAGAAGTAGTTCAGAAACATTTTCCAGATTGGAGAAGAACTCTGAATGAGTTGCAAAGATATTCATCTAGTGGTAAAATAGACAGTGGTATCTTGGCACTGGTCTCAGACGTAAGAATTAGTAATCTTATCGATCATCTTAAAGATAAAAACTTTACTGAAGTTCGTAAGTGGGTAGTATCTAACTTAGACAATGATCCTAGTTTGATACTTCGTAGAATTTATGATACTGCTTATGAATGTCTTACACCTTCAACTATTCCTGCAGCAGTTCTTATCATTGCCAAATACCAATATCAAACTGCATTCGTAGCTGACCAAGAAATAAATCTGTTAGCTGCATTAACTGAAATCATGTGTGAGTGTAAATTCAAATGACTGTAAAACTTATTCGTATGTCTTCTGGTGAAGACGTTGTTGCCACTGTTGTTAGTGAAGATGATGATTTTGTAAATCTCAAAGACTGTATTGTTGCAGTAGCAACAGGAAGTAATCAACTTGGTTTTGCTCCATGGTCTCCTATCGTATCCGAGACTGTTGAATATATTCCTGTCAATAAAAAATTTGTTGTATATACAACTGAACCAAGTAGCAATGTTGTGGCACAGTACAATCAATTATTCAATAAAGTTATTGTACCAAGTAATAAAATTATTGTATGAAATTACTAAGATTATTTCCATCTGTCTTACATAAATTTGACAATCCAAATCCACAACTAGATAAATTAATTCGACTGATTGAAGAAGAAAATCCAACACAAAAGAGTGGTAATTGGGATGAAATGAAGGTTCAAACCACCAAAGGAAATTTACATCTCAATCCAAAATTTAATTTCTTAACTGATTGGTTTAAAAGTTGTTTGGAAGAATATAGGAAGTATTACGAGTTAGATTGTGATAAACTAGATATTGCAGTTTGCTGGGCAAATAAATCTCCCTCAAAAGTCGGAGCAGGACATCATATTCATACACATAATCTTGCATGTGTAAGTGCAATTTATTACATTACTGAGGGATCACCAACTGTTTTTTATGATCCTTTATATACAAAAGGATACGATCAAAATGAGATACTGTGGAAAAAAAATCGGGAGATACAAAGAGAAGTTCTTCCTGAACCAGGAAGTTTAATTCTTTTCCCAAGTTGGTTGCCACACTCATCAAATCCACACAAACAAAGTACTCCAAGATATACTATTAGTTTTAACGGATTACCAACAGGGGAAGTTAATTCTGGTATGTATGGATTTCCAATGGCACACATTACATTAAATCATTATGAACAAAGAATTGAAATCCCTGAAGACACCCCTTAGATATCCAGGAGGAAAGTCTCGTGCCTGTATCAAGATGGATCCGTTCTTTCCAGACCTTCGCAACTATGATGAGTTTCGTGAACCCTTTCTTGGCGGTGGAAGTGTTGCAATTTACATCACCAAGAAATATCCTTACCTAGATATTTGGGTGAATGATTTATATGAACCACTAGTAAACTTCTGGCAACAACTCCAGATGTTTGGGTATGATTTAAAAAGTGAACTTGAGGATTTAAAAAATGCAAACACCAATCCAAATAAAGCGAAAGAACTTTTTCTCCAGTCTAAGGAACGAATCAATGACAAAACCATGTCAAATTTTGATCGTGCTGTGGCTTTTTATGTTGTTAATAAGTGCTCTTTCAGTGGTCTCACAGAGAGTTCATCATTTTCACAACAAGCTAGCGTTTCCAACTTCAGTGTGCGAGGGATCCAAAAACTGCCTGCGTATTCTGAATTAATCACAAATTGGCGTATAACTAATTACTCCTATGATTATCTGATGGATGGAAATATGGGTGCCTTTATGTATCTCGATCCTCCTTATGATATTAAGGATAACCTCTATGGGCGTAAGGGATCAATGCACAAAGGATTTGATCACGATAAGTTTGCTGCTGACTGCGATGCTAATCCTATGGATCAGTTGATTAGTTATAATTCCGATCAACTTGTTAAAGATCGTTTTAAGAACTGGAACGCTGCCGAGTTTGATTTGACTTATACAATGCGTTCCGTTGGTGAATATATGCGAGAGCAAAAACAACGTAAAGAACTATTGCTTTTTAATTATGAAATACGAACTGAAGCATTATCTTAATTCTATCAATTATGATAAAGTTAATTTAATGGATGCTGATGAAGAAGCAGTTGAACAATATCCTCCATATATTATCAATCGTTGCCTCTCTGGATTTATGGATACAGTTCTCTATGCAAATGAAATGAACATGGCGTCGCATCTAGATAACAAGATGCAATATGACTTTTTTATAAATAGTATTCGTAAGAGAAAACGTTTCTCTCCTTGGTTAAAAAATAATCTCCTAACGGACCTTGAGATTGTCAAGCAATACTATGGTTATAGTAATGAAAAAGCAAAGACTGCTCTTGGTTTACTAACCAAAGAACAACTGAATTTTATCAAGTCTAAGCTGAGTGTTGGAGGAAAAAGATGAATAATACTGAAGTGAAATGGTCTGAAGAGGATATGGTAGAGATCTTCCTCAAAGAACCAGATGATTTTCTTAAAGTAAGAGAAACGCTGACTAGAATTGGTGTTGCTTCTCGCAAGGAAAAGAAACTATACCAGTCTTGCCACATTCTTCATAAGAAGGGTAAGTATTATATTGTTCACTTTAAGGAACTATTTGCCCTTGACAGGAAGGATACTAACTTTTCGTTGAATGATGTACAACGCAGAAACCGTATTGTTCAATTACTTTCCGACTGGGGACTAATAACTGTTTCAAAACCAGATAGCATTATTGACGCAGCACCACTTAATCAAATTAAAGTGATCGCATATAAAGATAAATCTGAATGGACATTAGAATCTAAATATAATATTGGTAAGAAGAAAGAAGGATAATATAAATAGAGAGGACATTCTCTCACATTGAAGACATGGCTGACCAAACCAAAAGGGCACAATGTATGAGCACAATTGTTAGAATATCGGTTTTGAGTTGGAGTGCTGCATTGCTTACCGCAAGTTATGCAGGGTTGCTTGCTAAGATGGACCCAACCTTTATTGCTACAGTATTCACTGCTGCAGCTGCTACCTTTGGCGTAGATACCCTCAAGAAGTCTGAAGACAAGAAGGAGGAAGATGCCAAACCCGATTCCCTACCTGCAGTCACCGCAGTCGAACCCACTCCAGTTGCAGCAGAACCAACTGTCGAACCAATCTTTGATCCCGAACCTGCAGTCGAATCAGTTGCCGTCGAACCAACTGCTTCCGATACAGAGCCTTCCAGATACGAAGATACCACGGTTTGATCCTCCTGTAGTGCAGCAATTGCAAGTTCCTGTCATGCGGGGACTTGCTTTACCTGTCTTTAATTATCCAAATACAGCAATTCAATATCCTGTTCTTAGAGTGCCCACTCAACAAGAATTTGATGCAGCCGCAAAAGCAGAGAAAGAAAAACAAGAAACAGAAGAAAAAGATAAACCCAGGCAGCTACCAACATCTACCCCCCCTCCTCAACCTGCAATAGTTGCTCAAATCCCCCCTATTCCTGCGGCAACAACACCTGTCGTTGAGGTGCCAGACAATCCACAAATCAATGTTGCGGGTATGA